CTTGATCCTCTGAACTTCTTCAGCATCTCAAAATTAGTAACAGATACTACCTTTTCAAGATTCATCTTTCTTATATCACTCTCAATACTCGGTATTGCTTTTTTCTTAGTAATCACTAACACCTTTTCAAGCGCCATATTTCTGACAACAGATAATGCAACAAGTGTTTTTCCTGTTCTACACTCACCACTTAAATAACCACATTTCTTAATCTGACAAAGCCTGGTCAACTTTCTACTTGCTGCTTTTTGATAGTCTCTTAATTTAACCATTGACCATACTAGATTTAGTGCTATCTTACCCTATAGTTACACATAATCAACCCTAAATATGGAACAAGAGCAAACTTTAAAAACAATCAATATTCAACTTTCTCAGGGTCAGATAAAATGGCTTGATGATAACAAAGGGTCTGAATCAAGATCTTGCTTACTCAGATTAATAGTTTCTGAAAAAATGGAGCAGGCTGCTTAACAATGGATACAAAAGAAGAATTATTTCGCTTGCCAAAGCACTGGGGTTTTGTTGCCGTTCAAAATAAAAGACCATACCAAAATGATTGGCAAAATAACCCTCTTACACGTTCACAATTATTTAAAGAAATTTCCTCCAACAGATCAACAGGTATCGGTGTATGTTGTGGTGTTCCTTCAGGGGGTCTGCTATTCCTAGACCATGATGGCCCATCAGCCGCAAAGATATTAGGTGAATGGGGTTTTTCTCTTTCCTCACTACCACCTTCATGGATGGTTACATCAGGTAGAGTTGGTAGATTTCAGATAATTTACCAAGTTCCAGAAAAATATTGGTCAAAAATAAAAACACGCAAATTTCAGACAGGTGTAAAAGATGAGGATGGTTCTGTTGAACAGATCGAACTGCGGTGGAATGGTACGCAATCAATAGTATCTGGTAAACATCCAAAAACTGACGGTTACAGGTGGATGGAAAATCGCTCACCCTCTGATCTTGAAATTGCAGAAGTTCCATTTGCCATAATCGAAAAGATGATGGAGCAAAAGAAAACAACAAAAACTCCGCAGATACAAACTCTTAACTCAGATACAGATAAAGCACGTTCACTTCTTCAATCAATAAATCCTAATAGGCTTGATGATTATGATGCTTGGCTCAAAATTGGCATGGCTGCACATTCAGTTGGCGATAACTCACTTCTCCTTGATTGGGAACAGTTATCACAGAAAAACAGTAAATACCAATCAGGAGAATGTGAAAAGAAATGGGCATCATTTAAATCATCTGGGGTTTCCCTTGGAACTCTCCAAAAGTTTGCATCAGAAGATGGTTGGACTCCACCACCACGTTCTTTTCCAACTTCAATAAAACCAGCAGAAGAATCAATTCCTGTTCCTCGTAAATTAGAACAACTTACATCTCAGGAACTTATAAACTTTTTACGCAACTTAAAACAAGAAATTCGATTTAATACTTTTTCTCATTCAATAGAAATGGATGGCAAAGTAATAAAAAATATTGAACTTTTTTACCTCACACTTGCAGAGCTTGGTTATAAAGTGCCTAAAGAAATGGCAATTGATTGCCTTTTGAAAGTAGCTCATGAAAATGAATATGATCCAGTAAAGCTATACCTTGATCATTGCTACAACGAAATCCAACCAACATATATAGATAGACTTGCCTCAACATATCTAAGGCCACAAGATCAAAAACTTAAAGAACCCACAATATACGATGTAATGCTGAAACTTACTCTCATAAATGCAGTAAGAAGAGTTTATATTCCAGGTTGCAAGCATGACTCGGCAACTGTCCTTCAAGGTTCGCAGGGAATAAAGAAATCATCATTCTGGCAAACATTATTCGGCCCTTTTTTCTCAGATGCCCTCGGTGATATTTCTTCTAAAGATGATCTACTTGTTCTCCACCGTTCATGGGGAATGGAATGGTCAGAAATTGATGGAGTTACATCCAGAAAACACGCAGGCACAATAAAAGCCTTTTTATCAAGGTCAACTGACCTCTTACGAGTGCCATACGGTAAAGCTGTTGAAGAATGGCCAAGAAGAGGCATTATTGTCGGATCAACTAATAAAGAATCAGGTTTGCTAATAGATGACACAGGTAATCGAAGATTTCATATAATTCCCTGTAATACAAAATCTATTGATCTTGACTCCCTTCAGTTGGAGAGAGACAGTATTTGGGCCGCTGGCGTTCATGCCTTTAAAAATAAAGAATCTCACTTTTTATCATATGAACAGGAAAATCAAATTGAAAAAGAAAATCTCGGTTACATGGTGGATTCTCCTTGGTTATCTGTCATTACTAAATATTTAAATGACCCTTCCAATGCTGTAAAGGATATAACAATTGAGCTTCTTTTATCTGAAGCAATAGAAAAACCTGTTGAAAGACAAACTAAATCTGATACGATGACTGTCTCATCTATTCTTAAATCCTTACACTATGAACGCAAAAGAAAACGAATAGAGGGAACACCTAAATGGGTGTGGTTCTCACCTGTTCTCACCTCTGTTCTCACTACTGGGAACGGTTAAAACGCCCTCTGTCACTAACTTATATATATATGTTCTCTATGTTCTCTATGTTTTATATATAAATATAATAATAGGTAATATAGGTGTATATATAGGGTTAGGTAAGTCTTAAGCACTTCTGGGAACACTTGGGAACGTGGGAACAACCCCTAGTCTCAAATGAGTCTCAAATTACACAAATATTCATATTTTCGCTTTTGCGTGTAACATCTATGTAATGGCTAAAAAAGGTACAAAAATAGAAACTCTCATGAGGTCACGAGAACTTGGCAAGATTATTGCTAAAGGTGGCCGTAGATCTGATTGCATAGAATATGCCTCTAAAAAGTGGGGGGTTGGTTATAAGTCTGTAGATAAGTATTTAGAGATCGTCAGAGCAGAGATGAAGGCCGACTGGGATATGGAAAGACCTGAAATGGTGGCAAATCTTTTAGCGCAAGCTGCAACGCTTCAAGTGGAAGCAAGAGAAAAAGGTCATCTTCATATTGCTCTTGGTGCGATTAATACAGCAGCTAAACTTGCACAGATTATTTCGTGAGCATTTTAGATACAGTTCAACCTGGAAAAGTTTTATATCAAATCGGTGCTTATGATTTACCGACAGCAAATGAAGCAATAGAACGTATATCACAAGATTTACTTCCGCATCAATCAAAGTTTTGTGATGACCTTGATCATCGAAAATTAGCTCTTGTCTGTGGCTTTGGTGCTGGTAAAACTCACGCTTTAATTTCAAAATCTTGCATACTGGCAGCACTCAATGTTGGTCATGTGTCAGCAATATTTGAACCGACTGCGCCAATGCTCAGAGATATTTTGCAGAGAACAATGAATGAACTACTGGATCAATGGCAGATTCCTTACACATTCAGAGCATCACCATTACCTGAGTACAACTTGGAATTTGCAGAGGGAACTCATACTATTCTGCTCAGAACAATGCTCACATATCAACGATTAAGAGGCCAAAACTTATGTGCAGTGGGATTTGATGAGGCAGACACTGTCCCAAAACGTGATGCAGAACAGGCAATGAATATGGCATTGGCAAGACTTAGGTCTGGAAATGTTCAACAGTTCTACGCAACAACAACTCCCGAAGGTCATGGCTGGGCATTTGAAACCTTTGAAAAGAATAAAAAATCTGATACAGGACTGATCCAGGCAAAGACAAAAGATAATCCATATCTTCCTGATACGTTTATTCCATCTCTCGAAGAAAATTATCCACCACAGTTAATAAAGGCTTATTTGCTTGGACAATGGGTCAATTTAACCAGCGGACAGGTCTATAATAGATTCTCCAGAGAGCATCACGTTATCAACAAAATACCGTTTGACATCAAGATGGAAACTTTACTTTGCGGTATAGATTTCAACGTAATGAACTGCAACTGTGTCATTGGTGTAAGAGATGGAGACAAGTTAGTAATTATTGATGAAATATCAAAACAAAATGATACAGATGCCTTGGCACAGGAAATTAAAAGACGCTACCCTTCAAACAGAATATTAGTTTACCCAGACGCAAGTGGTTCAGCACGTTCAACGATCAATGCATCAAAGACAGACATCGCAATT